GTTTTGACTGCGGCCTTTATTGCTCCCTCAGCGTGGTAAGCGTGTGTTTCATCCGCCACCGCAACGCGGATTTTTCGCTCAATCGCTGAACGTATTTCCGCTTCGGTGATTTCAATTTCAAGTCTCATTTCTCCTCCGAAAGGCCGCGCTCGTGGCCGTGGTGGCTGTATTCCCACGCCCCGCCGTCCCCGGTTGCATCTGCTTTGTCCTGATGTGCCGTTCGGCATTCCGGGTGCATCTTGATCGTGACAACAGAGTCGTCGAATGAAATCCACATCTCATAGCTCTCGCCTGCCGCAATTCCCTCGCCGCAGCTTGTGCATTGATGGGCCTTGCGTGCCGTAACTGTTTTTGATTCTGTGCAGTGCATGTCAGATCCATTCATAGGAGTCTGTCATCAAAATAATTCCCGCGTCAACTTGTTTGCTCGACGAGTGGCGTAGGCCGTCCGCGCATGGTGCACGGCGTCATACGTCAGGTGGCAACGCTGGCACATAGCCCGTAAATTCTCCGGCTTGCAGTTCTCCGGCGCGTGGTCCAAGTGCGCGACGGTCAACACAACTCGCGCGCCGGTGTCTGGATGAGGTTGACCGTTGTTCGCTCGGCACTCCGGGTAGAGAGGCGATCCCTCGCACTTCTGCCCGGCTCGGCCCCGGATATCGTCAGCGATGCGCTTCCAGTCACGCGGGTAGCGCGCGAGGTTCTCAGGTTTTATCGGCATGATGGCAAGTCCTAAAACGGAATGTCCTCCTCTAAGCTGCCGAGCTTAGCAATCGCCGCCGCCCGCTTCTCGCCAGCCCCGGATTCCCGCGCGTAGTCTTTCGCGGTGGCCTCCTTGTCGGCGCTGTCATCCTGGCGCTTGCCACCAAGCATCTGCATTCTGTCGCAGCGGATTTCGGTGGTATACCGTTCCTGGTTTTCCTTGTCGGTCCATTTGCGGGTTTGCATGCGGCCCTCAATGTAGACCTGCGAGCCCTTCTTCAGGTACTCACCAGCAATTTCCGCCGTCTTGCCGAAGGCTGAAATGCGCACCCATTCGGTTTGCTCCTGCTTCGCGCCGAGCTTATCCGTCCACGTTTCCGAGCAGGCGATACTGAAGTTCGCTACCGCCTCGCCGCTGGGTAGATAGCGAATCTCCGGGTCTTTCCCCAAGTTGCCAATAAAAATACATTTATTCACGGATGCCATTTATTCCTCCCTGTTATTCCGATGTCGCCGGCTCTGCCCTAATGACCGGGCCGCGGTAGTGAATGCTTCGCCCAACTTCTCCCTGGCAGCCGCCACATCGCCACAGAAGTAAAGGCGTGCCAGCCTGTCCCGATCATCGGTCATGCGATGCAAGCGCTTCACGAGATTGGCGAGGCGGCGGTCAATGTCCATCTACACGTCGCCCGCGTCGGCCTTCTCTTCGACCCGGCTACTTTCAAGGTTTCGGATGTTTGCGCCAAAATACTTACCTTTGCTTTCAGCGGACATCAGCGCGTCGTAAGTCTCCTGCGTGACGCCTTGGTAGTCATACGCGCCGCCATTGCGGAAGGTGACGCGCAGGACGCCGGTGGCGGGCTCGAAGCCGGCGCCAGCCAGTAGGCCGCTGCCTTCAATCTGGGTAATGGGAACCATTGGATCCTCCTTGGTGGGTTACTTGCGAGAACCGGCCGTGACGGGTGAGTTTCTTGCCGTCATGCCGGGGATGTTGGTTCTGCCCTCGAATCCCTTGGCCGTCTTATTACAAGCGCTCATGTTCAGGTCCAGCAAGGCAAACAATTCAGCGCGCCCGTTGCAGATCGCCTCGACGATGAGCAGTTTCACGTCGTCCTCGGACAGTCCGGGATTGATTTCAGCAACCCAGTTCGTCCGAAAACTATTACCCTGAATCTTGGCTTGATGAGTTTCCGGCGTGGCGGCGACAACAGCGGCGGCGGTGTTGATCGCCTCGGCAGCCTTGGCCTGGCCATTCTCGATCGCGGCATCTGCCTTCTTGTTGGCCACAGCGACTTGGGCAGCGGCGGCAGCGGCAGCGCGCGCGTTGCCCTCGGCCAGCGCCTTCTGCCGGGCCTTCTCCGCTTCCGCGGCAATACGGTACTGCTCGGCGGCTTTGGCTTCGGCACGGGCCGTTTCCTCGGCGGCTTTGCGTTCGGCGTCCTGCCGGATGCGGCGATCTTCGGCCTCGCGCTCCCGATGTTCTTGGTCAATCCGTGCCTTTTCTTTCTGGTCCCACGTCAGCAACCCGCCGTTCAAGTGCTTAACCGCAAGGTCTAACTCTTCCAGGGCGGGATCGAACAGTGCTTCGGCGTTGGCGATGATGTCCTTAGCCGGCTTCACGAAACCCTTTTTGAGTTCCTTCAGGGTGGTGATGGTCTTGAGGTAGCCATTACGCTGGTCGGCTACGATTTGCGCCATGTCCGTGGAGTCAATCTCGTAGGACTGCGCGGTAGTCAGGGCACCGTCGGCGAGTTTAAGTTTGACGATAACTTCAGGCGTGACCGGTAGGGTAACGGCGAAAGATTCGGGGATGGCGAGTTCAGTGCGCGCGTTCATGAATATTTTTCCTTTATCCGTTGTGCGGTTAGAAGTGCCAAAAACTCGCTAAAGCAAGCGGGGTCGTTGTATTCCTTGAGGCGGACCGGCGTGTTTTCGTTGATGCGCAGGGCGAACAGAACAGCCTTCTTGGCTTCGGGGACTTGCTCCGCGTAGGCGGCGCGGTACGCCGCCAACTGAAGGCCTATAACCTTCCCGGCGAGGAAGCTGCGCTTGAAGTCGACGAAGGCGAACCCGCCGATCATCGCCATATGGCCGTACCGGTCCAGCGTGCCGGCGAACTTGTAAAGCGGGTGATAGACACGAGACTCGGACGCCCGCGTTACGAACCCGGTTTCCTTCACGAACTGGCGCCACTTCGCCAGCACCGGCTTGAGCCAGTCCGGCAGCGTTTCTTCGTCAAGGTCCTTCTTCTCGTCGAGGTCCAGCATGGTGTGAACGGCGACCCCCTTCTGCCGCGCGACCTCAAGCGTTGCCGCCGGAATCACACTGTAGTCGGTGAGTTCGGCCAGCACGCGCGTCACGTTCGCGACCGGTTTCCCGTCCCAAAAATAGCGATGCTGCTCGGCGTCGAAGGTCAGCATTACGCAGTGGGATTTTTGATCCACGATAAAACCGAGTTGGCCTGATCCATCGTCAAGGCTTCGAGCGTCCAGCCCTCTATCACTACCCCGTCGGCGTCATGGCCGAATTTAGTACGTGCGTCGCCCTCGGATAGCGTTGCGTTGACCATCTGGGTTCGAATGGTTTTCAGTGCGCCGGGGCTGATCGGCTTCTTCTCGCCCTGTGTGACTGGGGGCTGCGAGTTGACGGGAGCGGATCCGGACTTTGATTGGGGTTGCGCTACGGGCTCGCGCGGCGCAGTTGAATAGTCGTCTGGCCGTAGATCCTCCGGCAAGTCCTCAATGTCCTGAGTAAAAATGTCGGAGGCGGCGGTGACGTTAAGCGTCATCGCAACCTGTGCGCGCTTACATGCCATTTTTAGGATGGTGTTGGCAAGATCGGCGGGTTCCGTTCGGATTTGCTGTACTTCGTATTCCTCCTTTTTTCCGTTATTCCATCCATACTTGATGCGGCGATGGCTTTCCGTGGCCGCATTAAACTCGCGTTGATAGGCCTTTCGCCATTTATACTTTTCCTCATTAGAAGAACATTCTCCGATGCCCTCGCCAAGGATAGTTCCGGTCCCCTGGTGGGTACCAACGGCCACGACGCGGAACCGGACGCAGCCGGCGGTGGTCAGCTCATCAATGCGATAGCTGACCCCAATCCGGAATGCCATAGCGATCTGTTCTGCGCCTGGCTTCCAAAGTGAAGGTTTTTCCGTGCCGGGTATCTTCCCGTAGTGAGTGCCCTCCTTCATCGTGGAGCGGAGCACTTCCTGGATCAAATTAACGTGGCTTCTAACGTCTGTAGCCGTCATTGGCAGCACATGTTCCGCCTTTACTATCGCATTCATTAAGTTTCCTTTTTGAGACGCTTTAATTCAACGACGCCGGCACCGCCGCAGAGAAAACAGCGGCCATAATTAACGTGTCCACCGGACTGCTGGGATTCAGCAACGCCGGATCCGTCACATCGCGGGCAGCCTTCTTTGAGAATGTCGTACCGCGCAATCGAGGCGGCTTGTAGGCGCAAGGCCTGATCGAGTAGGTTCATTTTTTTGTCAACTGTGTGAATATCACCTTATGACCCCTGGATCGAAGATAAGTAGCCGCTTCCTCCTCGCGCTGGGCCTCATCCCGCCAGACCTGGGTGACGTGGCTGAAGTTGTCCAGTCGTTCGGCTGGCGAAAGGAAGTCGAAGGAAAGGAAGTCGAGGAAAGCGTCGGATTTGTTCATCAGTATCCCCAAAATTTAGAAAGCATTCCGGCAAAAAAACAGACTGCCAGATACCAGAGAAAAAGGAGAGTCCAGCTAGAGAGGCCCATCATTCATCTCCTGGAGGCTAAGGGCCGGACTGGTTACCGGCGCTCCTTGTGAGTTAATTGATTACCCGCTGCTGTCCACGGGCCACCCTAGCCATCGAACGAGAGACTAGCAAGACATTCCAGCTTTAGTCAATGATTATTTAATTGCATTCTCCGAAAAGCAATGCTACCGTGACGGCATGGACAAACCAATATTAGAATATGTGCTTACAGAGCTGCGGGATCGCAAGGGTTATTGGCCGGCGATTGCAGCGAGGACAAAACTGCAATATTCTTGGCTAACTAAGTTAGCGCAAGGGGGCATTCCGGAGCCTGGAGTTAACAAAATTCAGAAGTTAGCGGACTTCTTCCGCGCGCATTCGCGTGAATTAACTGATCGCCGCGCATGCAAGAGCCGGCGATGAACTGCCCGCTTCACGGCCTCCAGATTGGCCGTACTCGGTGTCAGTGGTGTGGGCATGACCCCATTTTCCCGCGTCGTCCTCCCTCCTCCCCGGACGACGTTTTGCCGCGCACCTTACTCGGTGTCGCGGCTATTTTATTCAAGTGAAGCAATAATCTTCGACTTCGACATTATTACGGCGCTCGCCATCAGTTTCGGCGTTTTGATAGTGGTGTTTTTTATCGCGGATCAGGTTTGCGACGAACCGGAGGACTGGAATGATTGAACTTTACGCGGTGTTTCTAGGTATGCAGGTATTGGGCGCGGCTTGGCTGTTTCTGGTTTTGGCGACGAGGGACAGCTAAAAATTTTAGCCAATTTGTAGATTTTAATTGACATGCGTGTAGTACATAACGTTTACTCAACAGTAACGAGGAAGAGATCAATGCCTAATCGACTCTTGCGTGAGGGTATTTGCTCTAGCGACGCGATCGAAAGTCTTTCTCCGGAACTGGAGGTCATGTTCTACCGATTGTTGGTGGTGTGTGATGACTACGGGTACATGGACGCAAGACCGCCCATATTAAAAGCCCAATGCTTTCCCCTGAAGGACAGCGCTACGCAAGCCAAGATCCAATCTTGGATCGACGAGCTTGCAAAGCAAGGACTCATAGCCGTCTATGAGAAGGACAATAAACAGTTCCTTGCTATCTGTAAATGGGAGCAGAGGGCCCGTAGTAGGCAGAAGTACCCCGGGCCAATGGACGAAGGTTGTCAGTCAATTGACCGTCAATTGTCTGACAACTGTCAGACAGATGACCGCCTGGGTTGGGGTTGGGGTTGGGGTGGGGGTAAGGGTGCTCATTCTGAGCGGCTTGGCAATTGTCAGACAATTGACGGTCAATTGCCTGACAACGGTCAGACAGATGACCGCATGGGTAGGGGTAAGGGTAAGGGTGCGCATTCTGCGCGGTTTGACCGTTTCTGGTTTGCATATCCGCGAAAGGTTGCCAAGAGGGACGCATTGAAGGCGTGGATGAAGATCGTCGCCGATGACGATCTTACGGAAAAGATCGTCACTGCCGTTATTTCCGCGAAAACTTCAGTGCAATGGTTGAATGAAGGCGGGAAATACATCCCTTTCCCGGCTACGTGGCTCAATCGAGGGCAATGGGAAGACTCCGGAATCGAAGCAGATAAACGGATGGTTATGTGAAGGTTGATTTATTCCTTTCGCATCTCCAAAAACTCCGCAGAACATCGCGGCAAAGCTGGGTTGCTTGTTGTCCTGCCCATGAGGACAAAAGCCCGAGCCTGACTATCCGCGAGAAGGACGATGGCCGCGTGCTTGTGCATTGCTTCGGGGGATGCTCGGTCGAGGAAATTCTGGGCGCGGTCGGGTTGACGTTTGACGCTCTTTTTCCCGACAGGTTGGTGGATAACGCAAAGCCATTTCGTAGGCCGTTTCCAGCGGGGGATGTGTTGGCAGCGTTGTCGACGGAAGCGATGATTGTTGCGGTTGCCGCAAGCAACATTCGGCAGGGTGTCGAGTTATCGGCGGTGGATCACGAACGCTTGTGGACGGCGACTAATCGCATTGTTGCGGCCAAGGAAATGGCAAATGGCTGATGCCGAAAAAGGCGCGTCAGTCATGGATGCTGCTATCGCGCAAAAACCACGCATTGCAACGGCGTCGGCCTGGCGGCGGCAAATTCGTGAATTGTGGAAGAAAGGACTGACACCGGGGGACCGGACAGGTTGGCCGAGTTTGGATCAGTTTTATTCAGTGGCCGAGGGGCAATTAAGCATAGTCACCGGCTGGCCGAGTTCGGGAAAATCTGAATGGCTAGATGCTTTGTTAGTGAACCTTGCGAAACAGGATTGGCACTTCGCAATTTTCTCACCCGAGAATCATCCTGTTCCTGTCCACATTGCCAAGCTCATGGAAAAGATTGTCGGCAAGCCATTTGGTCATGGGCAGACAGAGCGGATTGCAGAGGCCGAGCTTGACGAGGTGGCCGATCAACTGGGGCAGTCCTTTGCGTTTATAGAGGCGATTAACGGCGCGGTGTCCATCAACGATGTGATTAACGCGGCCATGCCGTACCTCTCGAAGTTTGAGGGTAGGCGCGGATTAGTTATTGATCCGTGGAACGAGTTGGAACATTGGAGGCCGTCGAACCTTTCGGAGACTGAATACGTTTCACAGACGCTTTCCACAGTTAGAAACTGGGCGCGGACAAATAAGATCCATGTCTGGATTGTCGCGCATCCGCAGAAAATAAAAAGAGAAGACGGAAAGTTGCCCATCCCGAGGCCGGACATGATTTCCGGGAGTCAGCATTGGTGGAACAAGGCTGACTGCGCAATAACGGTATGGAGAGACTTTGATAATTTGGATTCTCAAGACGTGGATGTGTACGTGCAGAAGGTGCGGTTTAAGCACATTGGCAGACCTGGATTTGTGACGCTGCGCTATGACAGATTGACCGGGCGTTATCACGAGAAAATATCTATGGTCCCCAAAATGATCGCCAGACCTTACGAGGGGGTCGGTTTATGATTGATTTATTTTATCCGCCGAAGCCGCACGAACTACAGAACCGGATGCCGGATTACGTTCATCTAATCAAGGATGATCCAGACGAGACGATTGAGGTCTCGCCGTACAACAAGCGCCTGGCACAAATGCGGGCATGGCATGAGCGGAAAAGAGCAAAAGAATGTGGGCCTGAAGCATGACCCCGTACAAGCGCAAGGAAGTGATCGGGAATGCAACGCTGTACGAGGGCGACGCGCTGGCGGTGCTGTCTGACTTGCCGGATCAGTCCGTGCAGTGCTGCGTGACTTCGCCGCCGTACTGGGGGCTGAGATCGTACATTGCAGATGGCGACCCTCTGAAACCGTTGGAACAGGGTTCGGAACCCACGCCCGCAGAGTACGTCGAGAAGATGGTCGCCGTTTTCCGCGAGGTGAAAAGAGTGCTGCGGGATGATGGTACGCTTTGGCTCAATTTGGGTTCAAGTTATGCGTCAAGCGGCATGGGCGGCAATCCTGATGAAAGCGAATTCCGCAAACAGGCGACTAACGCTGGTAGTCTGATACCAGGGCGATCAGCGCCGCATGGATTCAAGCCGAAAGACATGGTTCCGATACCGTGGATGGTTGCAATGGCCCTGCAAGCCGACGGCTGGTATCTCCGGCAGGACGTCATCTGGGCGAAGCCAAACCCGATGCCTGAGTCGGTGCGCGACCGTTGCACAAAATCCCACGAATACCTGTTCCTGCTGGCGAAGTCGGAGAAGTATTATTTTGATGCCGATGCGATTCGGGAGGCCTTTGCCGACGACCGTATGGGCAATCCGGGGGACTATGCCAAAACAAGCGCGTTCGACAGGGGCGTCAACAATGACCGTAAAGACGGGGGATTCATTGGTAACGGCGGCGGTTGGAATAGCGGCGGTGAAACAACTGGCCGCAACAAGCGCAGTGTCTGGACTGTCACCCCCGAGCCCTTCAAGGGAGCGCACTTCGCCACCTTCCCGCCGAAGCTGATCGAGCCCTGCATCCTCGCTGGTTGTCCTGCTGGTGGTGTAGTTTTGGATTGCTTCAACGGCAGTGGAACGACCGGCCTAGTCGCGCTACAGCACGGCAGGCAGTACGTCGGGATCGAGTTGAACCCCGAATATCTCGGCCTCACCATGCCGCGCATCGAGAACGCCCAAAAACAGGAGCGCATGTTCGCATGACCCCGTACAAGCGCAAGGAAGTGATCGGGGGGGCGACGCTCATGAATTGCGATTGCATGGAGTACATGGCAACGCTACCGGACAAGGCGTTCGATCTGGCCGTGGTTGATCCTGAATACGGAATCAACCTTAAAGGCCCGTGCGGTCATTTTGAAAAGTATGGGACATTGCAGTCAATAAACGAAAATCCACCCAGTAACGAGTATTTCTTGGAACTGTTTAGGATTTCTGCGCGGCAAATAATATGGGGAGGAAACTATTTTGTTTTGCCTCCGTCCCGTTGCTTTATTGTGTGGGACAAGGGCGCATCAATGACTGGTAGGAGCTTTGCGGAGTGCGAGCAGGCATGGTGCGGCGATGATGATGTTGCAAGAATTGTTCGAGTAAATCCCAATCAGGCAAACCGCTTTCACCCCACCCAAAAGCCCGTAAAGCTCTACGAATGGCTGCTAACCAACTACGCCAAGCCGGGGCAAAGGATACTCGACACGCATCTAGGCTCAATGAGCAGCGTTATCGCCGCTTTGAACATGGGCTTTGAAATAACCGGCTGCGAGCTGGACGCCGATTACTTTGAGGCTGGATGCAATCGTGTACGCGACGCCCAACGACAGGAGCGCATGTTCGCATGAGCGACGAAGCTATTGAAGCACGGATGCAGGATCTCCGTGAACTAGCCAAGCGATACTCCAAGGCCTACGCGACCCGCGAGTATTTAGAGGAATTCAAGAGGTCGAAGTTGGCGATCATGATGAAGAAATACGAGCGGGTGGGCTTTGCTACCGCAGCGGCGCAGGAGCGCGAGGCTCGGGCGGATCAAGAATATATTGATTTGCTCGACGGGTTAAGGGAGGCGGTCGAGCAGTCCGAGGCGCTACGGTGGGAGCTGAAGATTGCGGAGATTGGAGCCGAGGTCTGGCGCACGCGGCAGGCAAACATACGGGCCGAGCGAAAGGGGTACGGTGCATAATGGACTCTAAACAGCAATTTCGCGCGTTATTCGCGGAACACGAACCGGAGCTTCTGGGTTGTGTGGACGAGTTGATTGAGGAATTTGGCCGAGGCCCAAGGCAGAAGCTCACGGTTTATTGCCCGGTGAAACTAGACATCACTTTGCCGGCGCCGGCAAAGCGATAATGGCGAAACGTAAGAAGAACTTACGGCAACTGAAGGGGATGTGCTGGAAAGTATTTTCCGAATACATTCGGCGAAAAGACGCAGACGAGGGCGGGACGAATGAATGTTATACCTGCGGAAAATATGCGCACTGGAAAGAGTTGCACGCTGGGCACTTTGTGGGGGGGCGAAAAAATGCAGTGTTGTTTGATGAGCGCGTCGTTCGCCCGCAGTGCATCGTATGCAACATTTTTCTGGCGGGCAATTACGCGGTTTATACCTTGAGGATGTTGGACGAAAACGGGCGACAGTGTGTCGATGATTTGCTTGCGCTGAAAAATCAAACCCTGAAAGTCACGCGCTCAGATTTGGAAGAAAAGATCGCGCATTATCGGCAAAAACTTGCGGAATTGTAATGACGAAGGCAATGCGGCTGGAACTGATAAAAAAGTGGTCCCTGCGATTAACGCAGAAGGATCTCGCCAGGGAATACGGAATCAGCGAGTTGGCGGTAAGCGGGATAGTGTACCGCGCGCGGCACGGGAGCAAAAAACGCAAGGCAGCGGGTTGACGCAGATGACCCGCCCCAGCCTCAAGGAAAGCGTCGGCACCGCGGTAAATACCAGCAACCTGAAGTCCGACATCCTGGTAGAGGGTGCAGCGGACCGACTGGCCGCCCTGGCGCGCGCTGATGCCCTGGGATCGGCGCTGTGGCGGTTGAAGGCCGGTGGCGACCTGACCGTCCTGAAACGCGCGGCGGCCCTGCTGGCCCTGCGGGCGAGGCGGGAATTTCTGTTTCCGGCCAGTCCGGCGCTGATGCTGGAAATCTGTTCGAGAATCCTGAACGAGTGGCTGCAGGATAAGTGCCCAAAATGCAAAGGCCGCGGCCGTACCGGGATGGGCACCGGCTCAGTGGTTCGCCAGGTGGCGGACTGCGAGGGTTGCGCCGGATCAGGACGGTCGCAGCACATCGGGGGTATTAGCGCGGCGCTCCTGGAGAGCAGCGAGTACGGCCCAATCTCGCCGGAGTTGCGCCATTTTTTACTTAGCACGACGAAGCCCTGCCCGGACTGTAGCGGCGCGGGCAAGGTGATGAAGGACAAGACCGTCAATAAAACCTCGCTCGGGAAGCCCTGCTATCAGTGCCTGGGCACCGGCCGTAGCCGCGTTAACGGCGCCGAGCGCGCCGTTGTGGTCGGCGTTACACGGCAGGCGTACTGGAAAACCTGGGACGTCCGATTCAACGCGGTCCGGCACATGTTGGCGGTCGCCGAAGGGGAGCCGGCCGAGAAGGTCCGCGCCGCCCTGCGCGGTCCGCGTCCAGCCACAGATCCGGATTCGCCGACCTTCGTACCCGTGACCGCCCGCGAAATATAGAGGAATTAGCTATATTTCGCGCGCGACGGTCCGTTGGGTGAGCGCGACAAGGGTAATGCCGCGCGACAGGTTACCCTGCCCGACCTCGCGCAACCAGTCGGCAAGCGCCGGGTCCAACATTACGTTAATGCGCACCTTTCGGTTCGGCCCGGTTAGAGGTCGCCCTGGTTTGCGGTTCATCAAGTTAGTATCCACTCTCTTTCCGTAAAGCTCTGTAAACGGCAACTATTGGATCGCGCTTCGCCCGATAGGCGGTTTCAATCAGGTCGCATTGATCGTCGTAGTCTGCATCAATCTTCTTTATTTGCTCGGCATGGGCAGCGTCTATTGCCCTAACGTGCTCCCGGAGTGTGTCTAATTTTTTTAGTGTCTCTTCACAAGATTCTACCCTGGCCACAGCTACTGGCGCCGAATCCAAGAATTCAGCCGTATCCCCTTCTTTAACCGCGAAAGATTGAGCGCTGGCGATGCTGGCGAAGGCTTTCATGTGCCCGCCGGGCCGCCGTCGCATTCCATCGCGCATTCGGTGTCGGTTGTGCATTGCGCGCGGATAGGTTGCAGTGAGTGCGCTACAGCTACCAAGAACAAGGCATTGACGACTATGGCGAGAATGAACGAACGGATAGAGTAGGTTTTGTACATTTTTGATCTCCTAGTGGTTACTTCAAGCATTCGGTCAAGCATGCGACCACCTGCCGCACCCCCGCGTGAGCAGGGGCGCTGGCCAATTACCCTTCGAGGACCGCGTATTCGCGACTCAGGTTTAGCTCTCCGACCTGCACCGCAACGTGGACGCTGTACCGTTCGATCGCCCATTCGTCGGCGGATTTTAGACCGCCTTTATGGAGTCTCAGTGTTGCTTTTGAGCCAGGGATTGCCGCCTCCGCGCGCTCCATCAGTTCAATGGCGCCATCTGAGGGCGCAAACGGCGCATCAATTACGCCGAACTCCACGGCATCATCGTCATCCGCATCGGTCTCCTGGCGGACCTCGATCTCCGTGATTTTTTCATATTTTGGCGCGTTCTCCATTTGAGAAAACGTCTGTTCGCGAATCCCGTCCACGATCTCCGATTCGGCCAGCAAGCTCCGCGCGTGGCGCTTTTTCTGCCCCGCGGTCCCGTTCGCCAAGGCCCAGGCGTCAAGCTGCTGTTTCCTCCGGGATGCGGCCGCCTCTGAAGCAGCATCCGCGACCGCGATTGCGGCGCGCGCGACCTCATCCCGAGCCGCTTTTTCCGCATCGTCGAGAGCCAATAGAGTATTTAGCACCGCGACCTCGGCCACGATCTCCGCGCGCTTGGTCACTACCCCCGGGTCCGCTTCGACCGCGGAGCGATCGAACCTCGGAGTATGGGCCGCGCAGGGATCTACGGCGATCCACTTCCTGGTATCCCCGCCACCTGACCACAATAGTTGTATTAGTTGCTCCAGTGGCGCGGCCACGTACCAGGCGATCTGTTGCGCGGTGTGCGCATCGCGCTGCGTTGCGAGGTCGCGTTGTTCCGCAATCTCGCGGTCAAGAATCTGCATTACCGCCTCGGTGCTGTGGGATTCAGCCCCATGTATAACGGGCATCTTGTCCCGCTCGGAGTATTTTTGCGCGAGAACTGAACGCTGTTCTGCACTCAGCAGCGTGACATCGACCTCTATATCTCGGCAACCCTGATCGTTGATGCCTGCATTAATTGCTAGTTGGGTGGACACATATACTCGTGCTGTAGTCATTTGCATCTCCTTGAGATTTGCCTTCGGTCCAAGACCTCAGGCGGTGCCGACATCCGGTCGGCGCGGGTAGGCTGGGTTAGAGGGTGACTTTTTCGGCTAGTCGCTCTGATATTTCGCCGCTTTTGGCCAGGCTGTCGACAAAATCCACAAAGGCGCAGCGTATATCTGCCGGCTGATCATTCTGCCGTTTGGTCTGATCGTACTGATTAGTACCCTTCATGGCGCTCCAAAAAGCCGCCCTAATTTGTTTTTGCGTTGTCATGATCTAGCTCCTTAAATCCTCTAAGTTGTTGAAAAGTTAGCTAATACTCGCTATTAGTGACAGATTCGAGTTATAATGACGGTATGATTAGATGGTTAAAAAGTTAGTGACTACTCCAAGGCCCGAAGGCTTTGGGAAAGGGACTTAAGCTCGAAACTGTTCAGCGCCGCCAAAGAGTCATCCATTCGCCGCTGTCTTGCAGGTATTGGATTTCGGTGCAGCCGACGCCCATAGCCCAATCTAGCGGGGCAAAAGCTAACTGGCTGGCGCTGTCGTCTGAGATGCCCTCGTAGTACAGATTGCCGTCATCGTCCAGCAGGCGGAAGCGATGGACCAAGTCGATTGACGGCTCGTCATCGCGCCAGCCTCTGCCGTCGATGTAATTGCGGGTGATTTTCCATTTCATTTCGTCTCTCCTCAGTCATAGTCACAGGGCGAAATATAGACACTCAACTAATAAGTGTCAACTAATATGATACGGATATAATTGTGGACACGTATATAATAGGTGTGTAATGTTCGGTCATGGTCGCAAATGGCCATGACACCAGGCCCCGGTGAATACGGGCAGAGGAGCAAAAAATGCAACAAATCACTAAAGACGTAAAAGTCGGTATCTGGGAAAACTCAGCCTACATTGCAAACGTGTACGCGGACAAAATAATTCTAACGATTCCCTACGTAAAATGGATTGGCAACTCAGGCAACTACGCTGAGCGCAAGCTTGCGCTGCGTGACATTGCCATCATCGCCAAAGTGCTCGCCGACCTGGCCGATGGCGCCGAAGACTCCGCTTGGGAAAAAATCGGGCGTGCAGCGCAAGATGACCGCCTCGACCCTCCGGCTTAATATTAAGGCGTAATAATGTTGCACCCCACGCCGCAAAGGAGAAACAAAATGAGCAACAAAATTAATAGTTTAGATGAGGTCGTATACGTCATCAAAGACGACAAAACGATTATTGAGTCATCCATCCGTGACCTGGACGGGTACGTCGAGGAGACCACTACGCCGCGGGGCGTAGGCCCGATCTTGCATCTACGAGGTGCTGAACTCTGGAGCTGGGGGCATCAGGGCAGCAATCCGCACCTGGTCGCGGCTTACGACAGCGAGGCCGAGGCGCTGGAGGCGCTTGAGGCGCTTAACTTTCGCATCGAATTTCTGGAATGGCGGGGACTTCATGCCCTTCTCGACCCGCGCCGAGGCTGAGACGTTCCTACAGGAAGGAGAAGTCTGAGGTACTGCCGTTGCTGCCAATAGAGCTCCAATGGCAGTAAAGGCAGTGCCAGGCGCCGGGCTACCGGGAAAGCGAGGCATCCAATGCGAGGCGCCGATATCCGGAGTTAACGGGAGTTAACGGGAGTTAGCAGAAGTTAACGGGAGTTAACGGGAGTTGACAGAAGTTTACGAAGCGTATACATTTCGCCCCAATGATGGCGAAGGTATACGGAAAGCCCCTGGCGGACACCTGCCCGGGGCTTTTTCTTTCTGGTGAACGTCTGCGTTCCTGGCCGACTAGTCACAAACTGGGCGGAAAGTACAGAATTCTGACGAATATGTCGTAATTCCCGCACGCCGATTAGTCATTACGGGGGGGTGTATGCGCCGGCTTCTTAGTTGCCTGATTGCCATTACCGCCGCGCCTCTGATCCCCGCCAATGCGGGAGAGCTGAGCCCGGAAACTGCGGCAGTGGTCTACGCTATGGCACACAGCGTAAGCGGGTATAAGCTGCCAGAGCAGGCGCCGCAAATCCACCTAATCACGGTCGCGAAGCTACGTGCTGTCGCTTGCCCGGGCCGGGACTGCGCCGTTCGCGGTCTGCAGGCCAAAAACATGATTTTCATCGACATGGAAATGGACATGGACGACCCATTTTCCCGCGCCATCCTATTCCATGAGATGGTTCACTATCTGCAATGGGCCAGCGGCGGCGATGCCAGGGACTGCGCGGATTGGTTGCGGCGAGAGGTGGAGGCCTACAGCCTACAGGCCGCTGTTCTACATAAAGTAGGTCTACGGCTGGCCACCCCGATCCTGCCGAGCTGCGCATGATTACCATCCGGGAGTTTTTCAGTAACCCGACCACCGGCGAGGAAAAGCCGCACCTGCCGGAACAGGAGGACGCGGCCCATACCATGCTGCTGCGCCGCCAGGCACTGCGAAATGACTACTACGCCTCCACCGGGCGAGCCCCGGCAATAGATCCGGACACCGGGACCGAAATCAGCGGGCGGAAGGGCGGGAGCGGCGGCGGCGGGTTTCGGCTGGAAACTGAAGAGGGGTCTGGCCGGTCGTCGCACAAAATCCTTTTCATACAGGCCAGGGACGGAACGTGGAGCCGCGACCCAATAAGGGCGCAGGCCGGTATGGATGACTACGACCCGGGCAACGCTTTCGACCGCTGGCTAGATCTCTTTGAGTACACCGACGGCCGAAACAGCAAGCTAGAGGACCACGACTTGTATCGCGAGAGCCCTGAAGACACGCCAGGATGGGTCCATCTAACCACGCGCTCCCCGCGATCCGGTAGGCGGACCTTTAAACCGTAGAGGAATTCTATATGCTGAACGAAATCGTGACCGCAAAC